TTATCAGCAATCGTTAATGCAGCAAGTCTTTTTGATATTGAGTGTAATGCATTCAGCATTAGAGCTGACCGCAAGAAGTATGGGTTGTTTAATAGATTTGAAGGAATTGTTGATTATAAAACACCTGTGCTAATTGTGGATGACATTAGCAACTCAAAAGATACAATCCACAAAGCACTGTTTTACTGCACAAGTGGTGGGTTGCAGGTTGTACGCGATGCTTTCACGATTATTAACAAAGATCCAACAAACATTGAACAGGACAAGTACGTTGGCAACCAACTCAACGTAAAGAGTATATTCTCGCTCAATGATTTTGACCTCATGTATAATGATTATATTGCAAAAAATGGAAATATAAATCTTGTTGACTTTGAGCGTGAAAGAGGCGATAAATAATATTGCTGAGGTTGCTGACGTAAGTAGAATAGATGAACTGGACACGAGGGCAGTACTCGTCCGGTCCACCATTTATGGGCCGGAAATAGGATCGACAGGCATAGTAAAGACTGTACCGAGACCAAAAGCAAACGTATTAGATGCAAACGATAATGCACCTATCTCTCATGCACTAGCTGCCTGAGAATGAGCTCGGTGGGGAGCTTGGAAACAGAATCCCCACCACATTTTTTTTTGAGGAACATATGGTTTTAATATCTACCACATTCTTTGTAATTGTAGGTTATTTGATATTATCAGAAATCATGGAACAGGTCCCTTAGCTCAGCTGGATTATAAATAGACCTACGGACATGTATTAAGGAGGTCTACATGAATACAAGAGATATAGGTAAATTTGGTGAGCTTGTTGCTATGAAAGAATTATCAAAAATTGGATACGATATTTTACTACCAACATCAGATCATTTACCATTTGATTTTGTTGCTTATAAAAATTCAATGCTATTTAAAATTCAAGTAAAAACAAGAAGTAAGACAAACGGTGTTTTATCTTTCAAACTATCAAAAAACCCATATCCAAGATACAACGAAACAGTTCAAGGGCGTAAATATAGTGAACAAGATTTTGATTGGTTGTTGCTTGTTGACATAGAAACTGAATCAGTTTATAAGTTTACATGGGAAGATTTGATTGATAAAGAATCAATTAATCTAAGAATAGAAAAAACAAAAAACAATCAAACAAAAGGCGTTTGGATAGCAGAAAATTATGCGCTCGTAGCTTAACAGGAAAAAGCAACGGTCTTCTAAACCGTAGAGTACAGGTTCGAGTCCTGTCGAGCGCGCCAACAGACATTCAATCAGGAGGACTTAATGCAGCAAGCTGTTAACTATTCCGTCGATATGCTCAAACGTGCAGCTTTCACAGATGAACTTAACAAACTTCGATTACAGCAGCAAAGTCCTCCTAACCCACAAAAAGATAATACCGCAATAATAATTTATCTTGAAGAACGACTAAAAGAGATTGCCAATTTACATGGTAAGTGATATACTGGGGGAGTAGCTTAAAGGTGAAGCCGGCCGCTCATAACGGTCTGAGTGTAGGTTCGAGTCCTACCTTCCCCACCAACATTATGGAGTCTAATATGTCATTACAATTTGTTGAACCACCATTTCCATACATTGACGAAACGATCAAGCAGCTTGAAAAAGAACTTGATCAAGCTTTGTGGAATGAAGACCATACGCGTGCTCAACGTATCCGTTCACAAATACAAACATATGAAATCAAGTTATCGCTTGGCGAACAGTTTGTGGTATCGTTCTGATGAAATCATTCTTTGATACAAACAAGTTCATTGCTCAAATCAATGAGATGTGCTCGGGTGAGAGCATTGAATACATCGATGCTGTTATTGTTTGGTGTGAAAGAAACAATATTGAGCTTGAGTTTATTGCAAGCGTAATTAAGAAGGATCCTTTGATTAAGTCAAAGATCCAATCAGAAGCTGAACAACTTAATTTTATTAAACCAGTAGGATCAAGGTTGCCGATATGATTGCTAAAGTAAAAGAAGTTGAAATAGATCTTAGTGATTTTGACGATTGGGATTTGCAAGAAGAATTAGAATCTCGTGGGTATAGAATTGATCCACAGTTGGATGATTTTGAAGATTGGGAAATCTACGAAGAATTTGAAAATCGTAAACTTGATAAACAATCTGAACATTTAGAAGACTCAATCTTTGCACTTTATGAAGAATGGTTAGCAGATGAAGGCGACAACGACCGTCGATTTGATAAAGCACTAAGAGCATTCTTCTCAAAACACTTAGATAAGAATTTATGATGTCAGCATTTGAATGTTACCAGCAGTACATTGCGCTAAAGAACCACTTTAGCCAGCCATCATATGATTACTTTAAATACAATGGCAAGACAAACGCAACAAAGTCTAAATTCGATGTAAGGAAAGATCGCTTGTTCTTTGAAAGGTTGGCTAAACATAAAGATCCAATTGGGTTTCTTGTTGCTAATCTTGCAGAAAACAACAAAGCATGGATTCGTGATATTGCATACAGCGAGCAAGCAAACGAACTATATGCTCAACAGCAAAAGAGAATCCAATCACTTTCGTACTTGTTTGAAAACGAGCTAAACAAGCTAAACAAAGACTTTCCAACAAACTTTGAAATCCATAACAATAAGCAACCACAGCTTGTTAAGCTATACCTCCAAAAAGAGATATCACTTGAGACTCTTGCAATCATAATTGATCTAACAAAGTGTATTGCGTTCTTTGACAAGGAACTTGAATATGATCCTAGTTGGAATCCTCTTTCAATTAAGGTCAAGAAATATACACCTTTTATTCAGTATGATAAGAAGAAGTTCAAAAAGATAATTGTTGACAAATTCAAGTTAGGGTGATACTATGGCTAAGATGATACGTACAGGTGCCAACTCAAAAGTTCGAACCAATAAGAACGGTTCTACTTCAACTTATACTAGAGCAAAGCCAGGAAGTCCTTGGAAAAAAACTGGTGGAAGCAGTCAAACTCGTAAGGGCAAATGACTAAATACTACTGAGCGCCGATACAGCTCATATACAATTATACAAACACACGGAGATATACGATGACATCATTTTTACAACTCAAGAAAAATTCTGGTAAGGGCTCTTTAGAAACTCTTACAGCCGAGCTTACAAAGCTCTCTGGCAAACAAACCCAAGAATCACGCACAGACGACCGCATTTGGTATCCATCAGTCGATAAGGCTGGAAATGGTTATGCTGTGATTCGTTTCCTTCCACCTCCCGAAGGTGAAGACGTTCCTTTCATTCGCATGTTTGATCATGGTTTCCAAGGTCCTACTGGCCAATGGTATATTGAGAACTCTCTCACAACACTTGGTAAGCAAGATCCTGTTAGTGAGTTGAATACAAAGCTGTGGGCTACTGGTCTTGAGTCTGATAAGGCAGTTGTTCGTAAGCAAAAGCGTAAGTTGAACTTCTACAGCAACATCTACATTATCAAGGATGAAAACAACCCTGAGAACGAAGGTAAGGTATTCTTGTTTAAGTACGGCAAGAAGATCTTTGACAAGCTCAACGAAGCAATGCAGCCAGCTTATCCTGATGAAGATCCTTTGAATCCATTTGATCTTTGGGAAGGTGCAGACTTCAAGTTAAAGATTCGTAACGTTGAAGGATATCGCAACTACGACAAGTCTGAGTTTGCTAAGCCATCTGCTCTTAGCGACGATGACAAGACACTCGAACGTATTTGGAAGCAGTGCCATTCACTACAGGCATTCCTTGCTCCTTCTAACTTCAAGTCTTATGATGAGTTAAAGACTCGTTTGAACCTTGTACTTGGTTTGGATACAAATGTATCTACACCAGCAAAGCAATTGGCTGCACATGAAGATCTTGATGATGAGATTCCGTGGCAGACACCCACGCCTGCAAAGGCTACACCTGCGCCAGCACAGCGTTCAGTTCCAGCATTTGATGATGACGATGATGATGGGTTGGAATTCTTCAATAAGCTAGCTAGCAAGGGTTGATTAAAGGGGCTTAGGCCCCTTTTTTCTTATCAAGCTCCAATATGGAATAGCTCTTTAAATCTTGTTTTAGCATCGACTGGTTCAACATGACCAACGCTGCTTGTATGATCGGACTGCGTTGTGTTCTTTGCAGGAGCATGCTGTGTATTTTGGTTGACAGTGATACCCTGTCTTGCAGATCTTTGATCCATTGCATCTCTTGTAGATGCTTGTGCTAACTGTGTTCCTCTTGTTGGTGTAGAAGGTTGCATGATACCACCAAGCATTCCACCAGCGAGAGATCCAAGCATTCCACCAGCACGACCACCTAGCATTCCGCCAAGCATGCCTCCAATACCAGCAAGACCACCGCCACCACCCATGGGCATACCGCCCATACCACCCATTCCTCCAGCCATACCTTGGCCGCCCATTCCTCCGCTAGGTATACCGCCTCCAGCACCACCAGCAGCACCTACAGGATCGTTAGATACTTTATCACCACCTGATCCACCTGCAGGACCACCTCCACCAGAAGCAGCGCCTCCCTGCACTTCACCAGAAGCAACTTGTACACCACGTGGAATATCATATGAACCCTGCTCGCCTTTTGCAGCTGAGAAGTGCATTGGATCTTTAACAGACTTCCAATTCATACCCCATCCAAGGCCATGCTTTGCAGCAAGTGCACCAGTTTCAGGAGGAAGATCGGTTTGTGTTGATTTGTTTGGATTTTGCCCAGGATTGATATCAATAGCAGCACCCATAGCGTGGTAAGATTTTACCTTTGGGTTGTTTACGTTTGCACGATCAGCATAGCCACCAATGCTATTGATCTTATAACCTGTGGCTTCAAGATCATCGATGAATCCTTGGAAGTTGGCTGCATAAGCTGCGCCAACTTGAGCTGTCTTACCGCTTTTTGTTTTGATTGTTGTCATCGCAGGTTTCATAGCAGCTTCACCAGCTGGACCTCCACCCTGACCAGCTGCAATCTTTTGTCCTGCAGATGGTGTAGCAGGTCCGCCAAGTGCTGCTTTTGCAGCTTCTGCTTTTGTTGGTCCGCTTCCAGCAGCTGGTGTTCCTACAACTTGTGTAGCTTGCTGTCCTAAATTACCAGTATCACTTGCAGCAGCTGCTAATTGAGTTGCAGCTTTATTTTGAGCTGGTTGTTCTGTGCCACCACCTCTAGGACCAGCAGGTGCGGCTGATGGTGCAGCTGCTGTTTCTTCGCCAGCAGGTTTAATTTCAGCACCAGCATACTGGTTAGCAGCAGCAACTCTTTGAGCTCTTGCTGCACCAGAAGATCTTTCGTAGTATTGATCGACAATCGAAGCTGCTTCTGCAGCATCTTTTGCCATTCTTAATTTTGCACCAGCTTGTTTGTTATTGTTGTTGAGTTCCCAGTTAACAAATTCAAGTTGATCTTTAAATGACGAGCCTTCTAGTTCCTTGCCATACAATGATTTGAACATAGCTTGTCTATCAGGATGCCACTGAGCAATACCAACAGCCTTGCCATTATCACCTTTACGCTTGCCAGATATAACATCGCTTGAGAAGTCACCAGATTCAATCTTAAGGTTACCAACAATACCAGCAGCTTGTTCTTTTGTCCACCCTTTAGATGTAAAGAATTGCATTGCTTCTGATGCACTTCCTGATACATTACCAATAGCACCTGTTTTTTCACTACCAGCATTGCTGTTATTACCAGCTGGTATTTGAGGAACACCAGATGATGGAGTACTGCTTGCTGATCTTCCACCACTTGGTAATGCAATAGGTGCAGATGTTTGTGCACCACCTTGCTGTGCTGCTTTGATATCAGCTGATTGTTCTGGCTTACCACCAGATGCCATGTCATAGATACCTTTACCAGCTTTTCCACCTAACCACGAACCCAACATACCACCGATGTATGTTCCAACACCAGGGAAAATTAAGCTTCCTAATACAGCACCAGCTGCTCCACCAGCCATTGCACCACCACCAGCGGATAGTGCTTTACCAGCATTTCCAGATTCTGAGTATTCTGATACACCTTCTATCAGACCACCAAGCGCAGCTCCACCAGCTAGCTTTCCAACACCACCAATTCCTTTGATAGCAGCCCCAGCCTTACCAAGGAACCCTGTCTTTGGCGCAACTTTACCAGCTCCACTTGCAGCTCCACCCTTACCACCACCAATGTTAGATAAAGCGTCAGCTACTTCACCAAGTACACTCTTTTCCTCACCACCTGCTTTTGAACCACCCTTTATTAGTTCTTTTAAAAGTGTGTTAGTAACTTGTTGATGAGCTACCATTTGCTTGAGAAGATCATTAGAGTTAGTAACTTGTTCTGCTACTCTTTCAGTGGCAATAATACCTTTTTCATCACCAAACTCTTTTTCTTCTTTTGGATCGTCTTTTTTCTCTTTGAGTTTTTCTAAACCAGGAAAAGCAGTTTTGAATGCATGTGTTCCAAAGTCCATAGCTGCCTTTTTGAAGGCATTCTTAATCATTGTTTCAGCAGTTTCAGGGCCTTGTTTTTCATTAGTATCAACAGTTGTTGTTGATCTTTGACTTGCCATATTTTTTTGAAACTTAAGCTCTTCTTTAGTAAGATCAATAAGTTCTTCTACGGCTTGTGTTGTTTTCTTTTGTTCTTTTAAAGCTTCTTCTTCAGCATCAGCTTGTGCTTTCAATTGAGCAGCAATAGCTTGCTGGGCAGCTGGCCCAAGCTTAGCTAAATCTTCTGGTGTAAGCCCTTGCTGTTTCTTTGAACCTTTAGCCATTAGTTAATCTTTGCTAACTTTTCTTGACCACGAGTATAAGCAGCAACACCTAAAATAGCACCAAATGCAATGTGAATCATACCACCATTAGATAGTGTAAGACTTTGCCACGCTACGTACTGCATGTCATATTTGAATGCACGCATAACAATTGGCTGAATCATAGAAAAGATTGGAAACACAATAAAGTCCATAGCACACATTGCCATGTAAAGCCATCCCATCGCAGGACGCCAATAGGCTTTTACCCAATGCTCATCTTCCTTTTCCATTTGATGCTCAACAACCTCTTTATCAACGGCTGTTTGAGCTAAACCAACAGAAGCAGTAGCTTGAGCTTGTGCTGTTTGCTGATTCATTTGGACGGTTTGTTGTGCCATCACAGATGATGCTTGGTTATTGTTATTATTAACATCAACGACCGTCACTGCTGGTTGAGGTGTAACTACTCTTTCAACAGGTGGAGCCGCATCATCTACGTTTGGATCCTTTGGTGTGAATTTAGCCATTATACTCTTCTCTTTTGTTCTTCTAATTCTTCGAGATACTTCATCAGTAATTCAACATAAATGTCACGTTCAAATGGTATAAGGTTTTCTAACTCAGTAATAGAATATTTATGGTGCTGAATCAAAGAGAACTGAGACATATAGTAGTTCTCTAATGTATTGTGATTCAGCGCAAGGTAAAAAAATCAGTTAACGTTGATAGTTCAATCTTACGCTCGTTTCCTAAAGTATTCTTGTACTTAATTTCGTAATGTAATTTTGGTTGACTTGTCATAAAGTCACGAACCTTATCAAAAGTCTTCACATCAAGGTTTTCAACAAAGTCCTCTATCTCTTTCATAGGAACATTCTTTGCACTGTAAACACCATCAGCATCATAGAACTTTTCAATACAGCGAAGGATTAGTTGGTAAAATGCTTCATCACCAGATTGTAAGAACTCCTTATCATTATAAAGAGATGCATCAGGATATTTCATTACAATTCCAACCTTGTCAGTAATTTGGATTGTTTTGTCAACCGTTTCTGGGAATTGTACTTCAACCTCATTAAGGTCAATATCAAAATCATAGATGTTGTTGTCTTCAAAGTCTTTGTAAGAGACACTAACGATGTTGTTAACAGATTGTGCTCTGATACGAAGGAACAAATATTCGATATCAAACAATGAGAACTTATCGATATCGATCTTATCGATTGCGCAGTTGTTAACAACTTGCTTGATAGCTTGTAGAAGATCAGCTTCTTGTTCACTTGCTTTTGCCATTAGCAATAGTTTTTCTTCCTTAACAAGAAAAGGTCTAAATTTAACATTCTTTTGTGTTGAAGGAACTTTTAGTGTGAATACAGGGTGCTCAATTTTAGGAAGTGCCATGATATACTCCAGTTAATATAATTAAGGATTACGTGCAAACGATTGTTGAAGTTGTTGTGCTAGCTGTTGACCGCCAGGACCAGATATTTGTGCAGAGAAGGATGTTCTGTTAGATTCCAATGGTGTTGATAAAATAGAAGGTGTGTTGTTACTTAATAATTTCTGTACGTTCTGGCTTGGTATGCTACCTTGTTGTGTTGTTGGTAGTGCAGAACCAACCCCAAGCATAGCCCAATCTCTAAATGAAAAAGTTACTGTTATTTTCATTAACTGATTTGTATCATTCCATCCAACGTTAATGTCGTTAACCGATTCTGGAAATGCCTGATACATTACAATATCTTTAATTTGGTTACCAGCTTGATCATAAACATAAACGTGTAAGTCTGTTGTGTAATTAGTTTTATACTCTGTCGTGTAAGCTGCACCAGCACTATCTGTTCCAGAAAAGTCAAAGATCTTATTCATCCATGT